AAATCATGTTGGTGCCAGGGACAGCAGGGAAGCGGACACGGCTATATCCCTCTACATCGACCTTGATGACTGCGTAGTTGGTATCTGCCACGTATGACTCGCTGAGTGTCGGCTTGTTGGCGGTGAGCTTGTACCCCTCTCGCCATCCGCCCTTGGACAACTTGATCTCATCGATGGTCATCTGCACAGTATCGGCAGAGACGGACGGAACTGTCTTGTTGGTGGAGAAGCAAATGTAGTGCTTCCTGTTCAGATAGTCATTGATGCCCTTGAACCAGTGATGTGGCTCCAGCATCATGATGTCGCCCTCGGAGCTATCGAGCTTGGCAGCCGAGCAGTCACGCACCTCCTTGGCATCGGCGTAGTAGTTGGAGTTGTCATCGTGGAGCGGATAGTAGGTCATCTCGCCGTCGAGGTTATTGATGACCGTGTCAACGCCCGCCATGCTGACGTTGCGCTGCGTCGCCTTCTTGGTGACCTTGGCCAACACGCGGTGGCGTTGGCTGAGGTAGGACTTGATGTGACCCGAAGGCTGGTAGGCATTGCCATACTTGTAGCCCGTCTCGTTGTCAAGGTTGCTGACGTTGGCATCGTCCGCCACGCTGTCGTCGAACTCGACCACCGTGTATGGAGGCTGCATGATGTTGAGTTCCGGATAATGCTGCTGGTATCTCTGGAACTCCACGTCATCGATGTACTGGGTGAGCTGGTATGAGCCAACCAGTCGGCAGGTCTCGACATTGCCGCCGCTCTCATCGACACCGCCCATCTCCATGTACTGACGGAGGAGCGAGCCGTCGCCCTCCTCGTCGATGCCCGTGATGCGGATGTACTTGACGTTAGGGCACTTCGCCATGAGCTGCGTCCAGTCGATGCCAGGGCAGTTGTCAACCACCAGTCGGGTGATGTTGTCGGTGCCCTCCAAGGTCAAGCCACCCATCTGAAGCTTGGACAGGTAGCGCAGGTCGAGGGTCTGCAAGGTAGCAGGCAAGACCGCCTTGGTGAGCGGAGAGCCCTTGGCGAAGGTGACACCTGTGAGGGCGGTGTCGGAAGCGAGGAACGTCTCCAGCTTGGTGTTGTTCGTGAGGTCCATGCCCGTGAGCAGTGCGCTCTGAAGACCGCCCATGTTGAGGGAGCGGAGGTTCTTGCATCCGTCCACGATGAGGTTACCCAGCGTGGATTGCGTGCCTGCGCAGCTGATGTCGAGCGTGCGGAGCGCCGTGAGGTTGCTCAGGTTGAGCGTCTGCAGGATAGCGTGACTGACATCAGTGAGGTCGAGGCCCAAGATGCGGGATGCACCATAGATATACTGAGGGTCATTGACGATGAGGTCAGTGTCGAGGACCAGCTGCACCTGTGAGCCCTTGTCGGCTGCGAGCACTGCACTCTGATGTGGAGTGCCGGAGGTATAGCCATAACCGAAATAATACCTCTCTGATGCGGTTATCTTGATCTTTCGGTTGTCTGATCCGAACTTGTAGCCGAAGTAGCAGCCGAAGCTGTCCTTGCGGTAGGTGCCGCAGACATATTGACTGTCGAGCAGTGCAAAACGGTTCTGTATGGTGTAGCAACGGTGAGCATATCGGCTACCCTGCAGTGCATAGAGATAGTCGTAGGTCACCGTGCCCGTCGTGGTCTTGACGCCCTCGATGAGCGGAGTGACATATTTGAAGATGCCATCCTTATTATATATGCGCTCACACCAGTTGCCCATCTCCTGCTCGTTGAACATCTGCAGGACATATTCGAGTGACATATTGCTGCGGATGGTCTCTGCGACCTCTCGCAATTTGTCTGGACATGCTCTGACAAGCTCCCACAATATGCTATCGTGACCAGCGAAGGCATAGCTGCCGATGCTTTCATCGAATGTCTCATGCGTGATGGTATAGTCATATTTGAGATATGAGTCATTGCGCAGGCCGAAGAGGGTATCCATATCATAAGGTATGAACATCCAGTGGATACCATCCCATGTGACGAGCATCATGTTCTTTACACGGTTATCCACTCCCATGAAGTAGTCCGTGATGAGGAACCAGGCAAACGGTGCTTCATTGATGAAGTACCCCTGGTATTCAGCCTGGAACTTGGTAGGATTGCCCTTGCAGGCGTATATCCACTGCCACAGTCTCTGCACGGCTGCCTTATCCTCAGGATCGGCTGTATCCCAAGTTTTATCTGGCTTGAAGCGGAATTCCAGCGCAGCATCGAAGCGTGCGAGATCTGCGGTGCCGAAGAGACAGATAGGCTCTGAGTTATTGAGGAACTCCAGGCAGATGCACTTGTTGCGCTGTCCTGCCAATGTTGCTTCATCATTGAATCCCTCGATGCCCTCGAAGCCATAGACAATTGCAGATCCGGACTTTTCATTGTTAAAGTTGTACTTGCCGAGATAAGCATTCGTGCCATCGCCATTCTGGTCATAGAACACGTCAATCGGGAAACCATCGACACCAATGCGCACGTCATACTCACCCTTATAGGCTGCCTGTGGAGGTGTCAGCCATCCGCAGCGCTTGAATACGTCATTGACGATGCGCACCGCACCTGTATTGTGGGTTGATGAGGAATCACAGAAGTCTGCCTTGATGCAGAAGATGTCAACTGGGCGTGCACCAGGCTTGAAGGAATAAAGGAAGTCCTCCTGCAGCACACCATTAATGAAGAGCTGCGTGCCATACTTCTCGCTACGGCTCATGTAGATGCGGTAGTTTTTCCGAGCGTATGTCGTGGAGGATGTACCCTGAATGCGGAGACCGCACTGCTTGATGACGAAGTCATACTGCTTGCCGTATGGCGAGTAGAAGTAGATATCAACCGGAATCTCGAACTTCTTGTTGTTGGTCTGGTTGAGCAGGTCGATATCACCGACAATGCGCATCACACCCTTACCCTGTGCTCTGAGCTTCTCGATATCCACATCTGTGCCTTCGTCATTCATGACTGCATTCTTCTGGAAGAGGACAACCATCTCATCGCTTGTCTTGCGGTCAACCATGTAGTTTGCCAACTCCTCATCGTCGTTGAGTGCTCGGTTATAGATGCGGAGGTTGCGCAATTCAACGTCTGCATCATCAGAGAGGACTCGGATATCAGCAGGTGTCTGCTGTATCATGGAATCTGTCGCTGCATATCGGACTGCACTTGACAGAATGCCGTTGACATAGAGCTGCAGGAGTCGGTTGCCACCCTTGCCGCTGACAACGAAGGCTATCTTGTAGTTCATGTCTGCCGCAAACTTGGTGCTCACCTCTGTGCCTGCAGTCGTGCGGATCTTAGCCTCCTGCGTGGTCATTTGGAAGCCGACTCCATCAGCCATGCAGTCAAGGATGATGCCGTCACGGTCTGTGACGTTGCTGCACATCAGCTCCATCTCGTATGTAGCACCTGTGCTTGTCGCATCAGATGAGAATGGCTTGATGCCAATCTCAATGTTGGCGCCATTGGTCAGCTTCAGTGCATCGCCCGTCCAACCGTTACTGCTCCAGTCGAAGCCGCTGAACTTGGTGGTAATATCACCATATTGCCACACGCCTGGGTCTGCCTCGCTGCTTGCACGGCCAGAGGCGGTGAGTTTCAGCTGCAGGCCATCTGTGATCTCAACGATATCCACGCTGCTTTTCTCCACCTCAACAAAGAAATTGTAAGATGTTGCACCACTCTCGAAGCGCATACTGATTGTCCCCTGGTCGAGATAGCGGTTGGTGTATGTCTGTAGTGTGCGAGGCACGCTGACGGTCTGTGTCTTGATGTCGTCTCGATAGACAGACATGGAAGCAGGTGTTGTGGCAGGGTCATAGGCTACGAAGTCAAATGACATCTGCTCATACTGACCTGCCTTGATGGTTGGCGTGAGATGATCATCAGTAAAGATGGTACCATCGGCAGATGTAATCTTGGCACCGATATAGGGTGCTTCGTCAGCACCTCTCAGTATATCGAAGTAGATGCTGTCTGAGCGCAGGGTCAGCGTTGGGCTTGCCTCCATCTCAGCCACCATCTGAATGGTATGTCTGCCGTTCTCCAAGCCAGTCATCGCCAGATTGAAGCTGCTATTCGTCGTGCCGCTACGGGTGACGGTCTGTGCATTGCGCTGCTTGCCATCGACATATAATGTCACCACCTTGGTGCCGGATCCACTGACGGCAAACGGTATGTTGACCGTCTCATCATTAGCATATCCACCGAGTGCCACGCAGTCGGCAATATTGAATGATGATGCCAGCGAGAGCGTGACTGCCTTGACTGACGTGTATGCCTGTTTGGTCTGCTTGTTGCCTGTCAGAGGATCTGTTGTGGAGGCAATGACATAGATATCAGTTGTGCCTAACTGCAGATATTTGGTCAGGTCGAGTTGATAGCTGCCACTGCTGACATCCTCGATGGTATCGCTATATATGGTCGTTGCGCCTAACTTCATCAGCACTTTGATGGTTGCTTTCTGGCCTGTCGATTGCCCTTTCTCATCACCAGAGCTGTACTGGTGGTCGTATTCGTAGGTCAGCATGGAACTGCCACCACGCTTGACAATGCTGTTATTGACAACAGCCGAGAGGACGATTTTTGTGGTTGAGGTCTCACCACCACCGCCACCGGAACCTGCAGGAACGTCAAAACTGGTGATTTCACCGTTGTTTTTGTTTTTCAGCGAGACATGGACGGTCGAGCCATCATCGCTCACCTCGACATCAGTGGAGGCGAGGGTGTTGCCTTCTATCTCATTGAGTTTGGCGGCTATCGCCTTATTTTCAACAGGGTTGGTGCTCTCCTGATCAAGCGTCTCATCGACTTCGACTGTTGGTATGGTAATATCGATATTACCTGTAGAGTCCGGTGCTTTCTTCTCTCCATTGACGGTCACCTGCTTGACGGTTCCGGCTCCCCCGAAGTCCTCCCATGATGCGGTGGAATCCCACGATGTAGTATCTGTGCCGATAAACTGCTTGGTCAGCCACTTGCCCTGTGAGATCTCAAATGTGATGCAGAGACCCTTGGAGCGGTTTTTCTCAGGAACGGCCGCTATGGCAGTCTCGAGAGTATAGAAGCCAGACTCAAGAGGAATTTGGTCAGTCACATTGAATGTATTGCCACCCTTGCCGCTTGCTGACGACTGGATGGACTCCTTCAGACCATCACTCAGCATATCTTCCGTAATGCCTCCACCCTCGAGTTTTGTGAAATGATCAGTCGTCTGCTTTGCAAGTGCACTGATATTGTCAGCGAGTGCCTTATTGGTGCCAGCCTGTGAGGTAACGTGCTGCTCAAAAGTTTCGTCCTTGGAGCGCATTTCGGTCAGCTCATCAGAGAGCACCTTTTTGGTGTCTGGGTCGAGAACCGCCTTGGTGGAGGTAGCAGGAAGGAACACCTCGCCCTTGTTTTGCAGCATGCGCACCTTGGTAGCGACAAGCTGCGTAAGGTCAGAAACCGGGTCTGAAGGCGAAACGTATGCGGTCACATCGATGGTGCCGCCAACATTCCACTTCTCGCCTGTATTGGTCCAGGTTCCTGCAGTATTGCACTTATAGACGATTGCATTGGCCAACTCGCCCACAAAAGCATAATCGCCCTTGTCAGGATTAGGATAGGTAGCCTTCAGCTCTGCCTCATTTGAAAAGAGGTATTTGCGCTTATTGGTCTGCTCCAGTTCGGTGATGGCGGTGAGTATCAGCCCGAAGTTGGCATTGATGGACTCCACGACATTGCCGAATGTCGTGCCCGATGACGGGACTTTGTTAAGTTCTTCCATAATATATGCGTTTTATAGTTTTACCAGTCACGAGGACATTTGAACTGAATCCAGCATCCCTCGCCATCATCAGAATAAATTTGTGTGCTGAAGATGAGAATCATTGCATCTCCCTTGGCACCAAGCCCCAAGGTTTGGGAATGCTGTCCTTGGTCGTGCATGATGTAAGGCGTCTTGGTCGTGCCATCAGCCTTGATGTTGGCTCCCACGGTGATGTTCATCCCATTGCAAGCCCCATTCTTGCCACTGCCATTCATGGCCTTGACCATGATCATGTGGCCATCGTCATACGGCTGCATATCTGGCAATTGGTATGTGGTGTTCTCATCCATGAGCAAAGCCACATTAACGGAACGGTCAATCTTGTTGGAGTTGCTGTTGAAAGTTACGGTTTTGAGAGCCAGTCCTGCCGTATATCCGCCCCCGAACACCATGGCTGCAGCCTTTCCCTTTTTGTTCTTGATGGAGATGACTGCACCGTATCTGGTCAGGTAGTCATCCACCTCATCTATTAATCTCATGAGAATGGGAGTGCCCAAAGACTGCCACTGACCCAATATCGCCTGGCGGTTCTTGCCATTGAAGACTATGAACTCATCCAGAAGCGTCATTTCATTCTCCTTGCCGTAGCCAATGTCCTCGGTGCCATCCTCATCCTTGATGATGTTAAGAGCTGTACCTATGCTGCTCTCATTGATGGCGAAGCCGCCAATCTTGCCCTTGCTTGCCTCAATCTCCCCTTTGAGCTTGGCGTTGCCCTGCTCATCGATGGAGAAGTTGCCGTTGGGCGAGCGGACGGACTGAAGGACACCGCCCTTGGCGTAGATGTAGCCGTGTAGGATGATGTCGTTGAGAATGGCACGTCCACCGTGGGTGAGGACGAAGGAGCACATATTTTTCAGTTCTTCGTCGGTTGCTTGGTAACCTGGATCGTTGATGTACTTGCCGATGGTGTAGAAAGCTTGCCTCATGTCACCACCGCCCCAGATGAAGGGCGAGTTCTTGGTGGCTGCGTAGCCACTCATGCCCCCTGTCTCCTTGGTCATCTTGCCGTCTCGGAACTGGCCGACACGGATGTCTTGTGTCATCACAAGCCCACCGTTGACAGTGGTCTTCGCCTCGGTGATGGCAGAGGTGAGGTATCTGAACGCCTCGAAGTCAGCCAGGGCGTGGTCGTTGTCATCATAGGCTGCTGCCCACTGGATGGGCAGGTTGCCTTGGTTGAGCGTGACCTCCATCACGGTCGCCGTGGTCTCGAATATGCGAAAACGTGTGTCTGTGGCATCTGAGCACTCGAAGATGACAGAGAATCTCTTCAGCTCATCGGTGAGCTGTATGGTCTCGCTGTAGCCTCCCACGGTGAAGCGGAGGGAAGAGCCACGAGCCTTGAAGGAGAGAGTGTATTTCTCGCCTGAGACGAGAGAGACGGTGAGCTGCTGCGCCAAACCACCATCGGTCAGCGTGGCAGCATGACCCGAAGCACTCTCCGAGGTCTCGATGAACTCAGCGTTTTTGCACTCCCAGTATTTGGCCGAGTCGCTGAAAATGGTGGTTTCATCGGTGATTTCGGTCTTCTCGTCGAACTCCTGCGAGGTGAAGTCGCCTGTGAAGCCTGAGTTGAGCAGGAGGTTTCCGCTCTTGATGCCCAGTCCCTGCAGTTGCTCGATGGGTGTACCGTCTGGCAAAGTGGTGCCAGGCTCGAAGATGGCCTTGCCCTTGAAGGTGGCGGTCTTGGTGAGAGGGTCATAGGCGATGAAGTTGGTCTGCTCACGGTCGCCCACGTAATAGGTGCCGTAGATGCGAGAGTGGAACTGTCCGCCCTCGAAGCCCTCGTCCTTGACCTCGCAATCCTGCAAAGAGAAGGAGGTGATGCCCTGGTAGTACTTGGTGGAAGGAGCATCGCTTGCCGTGGCGGAGAGGATGATGGCGGACGTGCGGATGGGGTTGTTAGCCCCTTGGAAGCCCAGCTGCACGATGTTGTCGCCCACCTCGGGGATGCCCTCGCCATCATACTTGCCGTCTTGGTTGGAGAGGATGATGTAGTTGTCACCGATGCCTGTCACCAGTCGCCAATAGTATTTGGTGGAGGCGAAGGCTGTGCTGCCAGACTCCAAGCGGAACTGCTGACAACGTGCCTGGTCGCCCACGGCGAACTCCTGGTAGATGTGCCGCTTGCCGTCTGTGCTCTCGAAGTAGCACTTGTAATAGGTGGGCGTGCCAGCCGTGATGACACGACCACGAGCGTTGAGCCACTCTACCTTGGAACACACCATCGCAGCAGCGGACAGGGCGATTTCACCGCCCACGTGCTTCAACTCCTTGATGGTAATCTCCCGAAAGTACGCAGCACGTCGGATGGTGAGATAGTCGAACTCGGCGGTCGATGTTCCGTCCTCGGAGACTGATATGGATGCGCCTGTGGCATCGGTCTTGTAATCGCCGAAGGTGGTCTTTGTGCCGTTCTCGCCCAACTGGGTGTCGCCAGAGACGAAGAGCGAGGCGAGCTTGGCGAGAGCCTTGGACACAAGCCCCTTGGCGAAGGTGATGAGACCTTGTGCGGTGTCATCATATATGGAGGACAGTTTCTCGTCGTTGGGAGCGGCAAACTCGAAGAGGGACAGGAAGGCATTGCCGATGCGCCTTGCGGTGTTAGCCTTGGGGATGCGCTCGTCACGAATCTCCTCGAAAGTTTGCTGGAGTTGTTGCTTATCTAATTTATCTGCCATACTCAGTTATATTTTATTGCCAAACATTTGCTTGAAGATGTCAGCCATCAAGCCCAAGTATTCCTCACCATAGAACATGCCCTCCATGTCGTTGAGCTTCATGATGGAGGCATAGTATTTTTTGTTGAACCACGGCTTGCGCTGGCGAGGCTCGCCCAGATTGTGCTTGGCACGGTATTCTGGGTCGAGGAAATGGAGGTCTCCAGGGTTGCCATGGTAATAGCCATTGCCCACACCAGCCTCTTGGTAGAGACCGTAGAGCAGGAACTTGTGGGCAATCATGCGAGAGGAACCACCAAAGGAAGTGGCTTGCACACTGCTGAAGAGCGCACCCGTATGTCGGATGCGGTAGTGCATAATCTTCTCCTTCCAGATGTTGACCATCTCCTCAGCCCATCCCTTCTCGTAGGCGTAGATGTCTGCTTGTGAGACAGGACGCTTGATGTCATTCGTTCCATTCCTCATAGTTGAACTCCAGGTTTAATGGCTCACTCACGTCAAGATGGAACTCAACACCTGTGAGACCGTTGATAAAATAGGCACCTATCTCACGGCTGTCTATCTGATCGCTGAGCATATAGGTGTATTCTTTGAACTGCCAGTCGTATTTATCAATGACGATTTTACTCAGAAATTGCCGGAATATCTTGCGGCACGTGTTGAGTTTCTCCTGTCGGTCATTCATGTCGAACTCTTTGTAGCGCATGAGAATCCACACGGTATAAGTGAAGACCTTGCGGTAACTACCGTCACCATTGATAGCCACGTTGCCCTCGTTGGTGTCATCGATGACCACAAAGTTTTTGCTCTTAGCCATATTCTGCAGCATACCCTCGAAGGAGAGTGGGCTGCTGCAGGTGGTAGGCATGAAGCCCAACTCTGAGGTAAGCTTGTTTTGCTTAGTGAGATCTCTGAAGTAAGAGAACGCATCGAAGCCCACCTGTACAGAAGGGGTGTTTATTTCAGTTTTAATCATGATGCTTTCAGTTTATCGTTTAACTCCTCAGCCTCACGTGCCTTGGCATCCAACTCGGTGAGTGCACGCCACACATCAGACTTCTCTATTTGCTTCTCCTTGGTGATGTCTCCACCCGTGAGCGCACGGATTTGCGCATCCATTGCCGCACGTGTGTCGTAAGGCTCACCGCTTTCAGAGGCTGGCTTGAAGAGGTGTGGAAAATGCTTCGAGAAGTTATCCTTGACGAACATGAACCACAGGAACACACCCATCAGCTCAGGCTCGGAGCAATCTATCGTGTCAGGTTCCTTGCCATCAGCCTTGAGGTAAAGACAGCGTGCCATCTCACGGAGTGGGGCGTTGTTGGTCTTGTCGGACTGCAGGAACTGCTGGAAGAAGTTGTCTGCGGTGATATAGTTGGAAAAGGCGACCTCATGCAACTCGACATCGACAGCCTTGTATGGACCGATGAAGTCAAGTCTGTTGTCTGCACCCTTACCATTGAAGATATAGTC